CCACCTTGACAACCGCCGTGAGTCATACACTGACCGCAACGGTGTCCAACGCTATGACGGCCCAATGGTCTGCATCGTTGGTGGTGTTATGGACATCAACCACGAAGGCCGTGAGTCCCAATGGGATCCAACAGGCCGTGATTACTGGTTGTCTATCAGCACTCAAGTTCTCCGCCGTGAAAACCCCAACGCCCGTATCGGCATTGGTGTGTCGGGAACGGTAAAGGAAAACCACAACGCTCTCTCCGTCCTCAAGGCGGGCGAATGGCTCCCATTCGCAAAGGGTTCCCGTGTTTGGGTTGTCGGTCGCACCGAGTCTTACACCAACCAAGACGGCGATGAAGTCGTCAAGGTGCAAGCACACGGTATCTATGCCGTCCCTCACAAGTCAATTCCTGCAAAGAAGCCAAGTGCGTCCAGCAACGATTTGGGCAACCTTGACGGTTTCAGTGCCGGAGGTGATTATTGATGGGAACAGGATTCTTAGACGGCTTCAAGGAAAAGAAGGGCAATTACGAACCACCGACCAAGAAGGCTGGCGGATCTAAGAAGACCCCAGCACCAAAACCTGCACCGAAGAAGGAAATGAAAGACATTCCTATTGAGGCACTGGTTGATGAAGCACCTGTTGTTCAACACGAAGAACCGGAGATGGAGGAACCTGTTGATGAGGCACCACCCGCACCTGCTCCAAAGAAGGCCAAGAAGCCTTCTCCACCGGCCACCGCAAACCACCTGTCAAGAGTCAACCCGACAATTGCTAACATGATTCGCAACGCTCGTCGTGTTATCAAGGCACCACCCGCATTCGTTATGTGTGGTATCGCAGGGGCACCAAAGACCGGCAAGACTGGTATGGTGCTTGACAGCCTCACTCCACAAGAAGTCAAAAACGGTGCCGAGATTTGGCACTTGGACTTCGATCTCGGTGGGGAAACTACGAAGGCGGCTCACCACGCTGACAAGGCTGAAAACCTCGTCGTTCTCAATCCGTGGGTATTCAATTATGGTGACAGTCGTGTCCCATACGATTTCCCAGCAACATTTCAACAAACTGTGGACATCCTCAAGACCGCACAGGCTCAAATGGAGGCACAGAATGAATACTTCGCTGAACACGGCAAGATGCCAAAACCATACCTCAAGACTGTGGTGTTTGATGGAGCCGACCATTGGCTACATATCACTGAAACCTGCATGAAGGTTGATGATTTGGATCTTGGTGTTGACGGTATCGCTGTTTCGGGCAAGAAGGCCACCACTCAAATTGGCCGCTTCAATTGGAACATTCGTGCTACTCGCTATCAAACGGCTATGGTCGCTCTCCGTGAACTATGTCGTGGTGGCGTTCACTGCTATGTCATTACCCACATGAAACCGGGCTACGACTCGTCGGGCAACGAACTTGCTGGGCAAGACACCCCGAAGTGGCTCAAGGGCACAGAAGGGCACCTGCAACAAGTCATTCACACTGAACTTGAAGAGGAACGCAACGAATCCGGTGAACTCACTGGTGTTGTCCGTGGCTACGCTGTGATTATCGCTGACCGCACTTCACTCCAAGCGTCGGGTCGTGTCCTGCTCTTTGAGAGGAACGACGACGGTGGTGTTTGGCATGGATGGCCTAAGATCTCCGCTGGCGACTTCAATGTCCCAAGAGGTGATGCTTGATGGTCGGCTTCCGTATGCTTCAACACAACCTGCTGGGTTTCCTCAAGGGCTTTGAGGGCATGGATGATTTGGTCGTCAATGTCAGTGAAGAAGGCTTGGGTTCCGCAGGAACTCTTGACAAAGCGTATTTCATTCAACGGCACACTTCTTTCCGTGAAGGAGAGGGATGTGTTGACGCTGGGTCAATTGCGCTCGGCCAATTATCCACCTTCACTTCACTCATCAAGGAATGTGGCATTGGAAACGAAGAAGTGAAAATTGTTCTTCACGACGATGGCAAGATCCATGTCGCTGGCTCAAGCACTTCCTTCACTATGCCGTCGGTCAATTCGGCCTCTTCACAGGCTGGCGTTGAACAAGTCGTGAAACTGATTGATGATTCAAGAGCCAACGACTTCAACAAGTTCGGTTCGGGTGAACTGACCTTCGCTCAATCGTTTGAAGGACAGCGTTTTCAACAAATGCGAAACACTGGGAAATCCATACAGAACGGTGCGCTATTCTGTCTTGAATCAAATGTCGCTGGGCTGACCCTTAGCGTCAAGCGTGATTCAATCCGCATGGAATCAACACTTGAACCATTGACAAACAACCTCGCTGATGAAAGCGAAGGTGTTCTCAATTGGTTTGGAAAGTGGCTAATGGACGCTCTCAAGGCTATGCCGGGGAATGGGACTGTCTATTTGCACGGAGGCAACGACAGCCCCTTGCTCATTCGCCACGAATCACCCGACGGTGATTTTGGAACAACAGCCGTTATCGCTCCCCGCCAAGAAGAAGGCGGGGCATCGGCGTGATTATCCAAACATACGAAACCGATGATTCGGAGTGCCCTTCGATCTATTTGCGATACCGTGATGAAAACGGTGTGGTGATGGAGGCTCACGATGGGACATTCCGACCATACTTCTATGTGGCCGCTGACAGCGATACACCACGAATCACCGAGTTATTTGACGAACGGTTCGTTGGCTGGTATGCTGGTGAAAGGACGGCCAAGTCTTTGGACGGCAGGGAATTGATTTCAATTGTCGCACCGAGTCCGAAAGATGTCAAACCTATGCGAGAACTTTGCGACGAAACATGGGAGGCTGACATTCACTTCCCCGACAGGTATGCTATTGACAGCATTGATCCGCAGGATATTCCCGACTGGTTCCCGAACATGGTTCGGGCTGGTGGCTTTGACCTTGAATGGAACGAGCAAGGAGAACTCACTGCTATGGGCTTCACCACGAACGGTGAGGTTGTCCAGCAGTGGTCTTGGCATCCAACCTATGAGGGTGTCCTCAACCCATACCGTTCCGAGAAGGAAATGCTTGAAGCATTTGCATTGGCGTTTGAGGAATTAGATCCCGACCTTATCACCACATGGTCGGGCAACCGTGCCGACTGGCCTAAAATGTATGAACGCTACAAACACCATGACATTGGCTTTGACTGGATGTCGCCTCTCTCGGAGTTCAGCACTTCACCACCAATGATCCACCTCCCACGCAGTGGAGTCTATGACGACGGGACTCAAGTGATACCCGGTCGCATGACCGTTGACCTCGCTGACAGGAACCACGGCTTTGAGCGTGTGTGGCGGGACGCAGGAAACGGTCAATTGTCCGACCGACGACTGGGTGCTGTTGGCAAGGTGGCGTTCCCCGATAACCCCGAATTATGGAAGATAGACACCAAAGGAATATCACATCACGACCTTTGGCTCAACCATTTTGAGGATTTCCTGCACTATCACCGTGCTGATGTTTTACTCACAGATCGCCTTGACAGGGAATATCATGTCACCCGATTCTTCATGGCTTTACAACGAGTCTGTGGCGTATCGTTTGGTTCTGTATTTACAGTGAGCCGCTTCGCAAGAGGATTGCTACGCCGAAGGGCGACATGGGCGGCACCCACAGGGACATACAAGAAGGGAACTGGCGATTCATACGGCGGTGGCTTTGTAGCCGAGCCGAAAACAGGCCGACATAACAATGTCGCTGTCTTTGACTATCGTGCCATGTATGCCGAGATTCAGCGGGCTGACAACATCAGTCCCGAAATGCTTCGGCACGAAGCAGGGGAGAATACCCGTGCGGTCGGCAACGGCACACATTGGAGTCAAGAGAGGGTTGGGGTATTGCCCCAACTGCAAATGGATCTGGCCGATGCTCGCAACGAAGCGAAGGCCGAGATGAAGAAGCACGAACCGGGTTCATCGGAATACGCTGGCTTCAACACACTGCAATTAGCCTTCAAGCGTGCCGCCGCCAGCGTATATGGCCTCATGGGACACACAGGTCATGGTGAAGCACACAGAACTGTTGCCGCTACTATCACCTATGTTGGTCGATCACTGGTTTCACGCCTCATGGATGTGTGCGAAGAGATGGGCTATGAGCCATTGGCCGGACACACCGACAGCGCATACATCGGAATCGGCGACAACGACGGCCATGAGATAGCCGATGCCTTAACACGAACGATACAGAAAGAGTTCAACAGCGAGCGATTCGTGGTGGAGTATGAGAAACTGATGAAGTCATGGGTTGCCGCCAAGAAGAACAGGAACTTCGGCTGGGTGATATGGCCGAAGCAGGGACTACACTGCACTGGCTTTGAGATGAAGAAGTCCAATGCCGCACAGATCACCAAACGCATTCAAGAAGTGGCCTTTGAGGCCGTTTGCCGTGAGGACGCCAGTGAAGACGACATTCGGGATTTGGTGAACACATGGATTTCCGGCGTGCGAACTGTGGTGAAGCGTGAGGCTCTTGTTATGCGCTCTCGCTTAGGCAAGAAGCCGGAAAAATACGGACAGCAGGGTGGGTTTCAAGGAGCCGCTAAGGCATACAACCGACTGAACCCCGACAACCGATTTGAGAAGGGCGATGGTGTCCCCCACACATACACTACAAAGGGGATCGAAGCATACCGAACCCCCGAAGAACTTGAAGAATTAGACATAGATTTCACGGCTGTGATAGAAAAGCAAATTATAGCCCCCGTTTCCCTCATCTTTGAGGCGATGGGTTGGCGACAGCCGACGGCAGATGGCTCAAAGCCTCAAGAGTGGTGGTAAAACATGGAAGAGAAACAGGATATTGCGATGGTGTCGTTCAGCGGCGGAAAGGATTCAACGGCTATGTTATTGAGGATGCTTGAACTGGACGATCCAAACTATCCGATTCACCGCATTGTATTCGCTGACACTGGTTTTGAGTTCCCCGAACTTTACGACTACATCAAGCATGTTGAAAAATACATTCAAGAAAAATACCCCGAAAAAGGATTGCACATTGAACATGTGTTCTCAAAGAAGTCATGGAACGAGTGGTTCTATGGCAAGGTGACGAGGGGCAAAAACGAAGGAAATGTTCGTGGGGCACCCCTCATCGTTTATCCTTGCTACTGGGCGAGAGAAGCCAAACTCTATCCTCTTCAACGGGCGACTAAGGAATGCACGATCAAGTATGTCGGTATCGCCATAGACGAGAAGAGGCGTGTGTCAAAGACCGCAAAGGAGGACGGCATTCGTTATCCTCTCATTGAGTGGGGCTGGACAGAAGAAGACGCTTTCAAATACCTTGACAAACTTGACATGGTGAACCCATTGTATGTCAATTTTCAACGCTTGGGGTGCTTTCACTGCATCAAACAACCCACTTCATCGTGGTATGTTCTATGGAAAAAATATCCAGATCTATGGGCGCAAGCCAAGCACTGGGACGAGGAAAGCCGAAAGGTTTCCCCAATGAAGCACGGGATGAACCAATACAACACCCTTGCTGAAATGGAACAGAAGTTCGCCGATGGATTCGTGCCCGAAGGCCGACGGCCATTTGAATGCAATTCCTGTGATGCGGTGAGCATTTACCACGACGATCAACAGGGTATTGTTGAAATGTGGGGAGGGGAAGAGGAACTACACAGCGACGATGCCATGTCATGCGAAATCAATGACCCCGGAAACAAGTCAGTCCTTGAGCAATTTGAATGGGTCAAGAAAGACGAACAGCCCGAACCAAAGGAGTGGTGGTGAATGATTACCCATAAGCCACCACGCCCATACCCTGTGCCGAACCATGAGGACTTGTTCTCATGTTATGATTGGCACCCCGGTATGCCCGACAACATCATTCTCCGTATGAGCAAGTCCTCGCTGGGCGAGTCCACCTTTTGCGCTCAACAATACGGCCTAAAACGAATCGTTGGTATGAAGGAACCACAGAACGACAACATGCTACGGGGCACCAATGTCCACGACGCTGTTGAAGGATTCTATGACAGGGTGGATATTGAAAAGGCAAGTGCCGAAACTGACCTTGATGGCTATTTCCGTGAGTGCTTCCCCACTTCAAAGGAAATCCGTTCGGCACAGGATTCGTTCTTTTTGGATGAAGATCTGCACATTGACCGTTTCCGTGTGAAGGAGATTGACCGCTTCAACAACAGCGACCCCGAACACTTCCTGCCGACTGGCAACGAGATGGAGATTGATTGCGTGGTTGAAATTAAGGTTGACGGACAACCCCAACGCATACATATCAACGGTTTTATTGACCGCATTTACACTAACCCCGACGGGACACTACACATTCACGAACTCAAGACAGGTGCTTGGAAAGAAGCCAAATACAAATACGAGGCTATGAGAAAGGAAATGGCGTTTTATGTGTGGGCGTTGCGAAAGGCTGACCCTTCGGCACAAATCACCCACTGGGGGTGGGATCACACTAAGGGTGTCAAGGGCACCGATACCGAAGACGCTGAAATGTTCCGCTTGGTGGAGGCAGTTCGTGTCAAAGAACTGGGCTTGATGATGGCTGATATGCAAAACCTCGTCCGTATGCACCGACGCTACAAGGGCGACGGCGACATCAGCATGTTCCCACTTATTGCACCCGGTCGCCAATACTCAATTTGCGACCCGTGGTGCGCTCTCAAAGAGTTCTGTCCTCGTTATCAAACACACTTGGAGTGAGCAATATGACACGAAGCACAGAACTAATACACGGAGATTGTATCGCTATACTTGAGAAAATGGAGGATAACAGCGTTGACTCAATCGTCACCGATCCACCATACGGACTGTCCTTCATGGGCAAGAAGTGGGACTACGATGTGCCTTCGGTTGAGATGTGGAAAGAGGCTTTCCGAGTATTGAAACCGGGAGGATATTTGCTATCATTTGCTGGTTCTCGCACATATCACCGCATGGCCGTGAACATAGAGGACGCTGGCTTTGAAATCCGTGATCAAATCATGTGGGTCTATGGGTCGGGCTTCCCAAAAAGTCAGTCCGTCAGTAAGAACATTGACAAAAAAGCGGGTCGCTATGTTGAGGGAGAAGTCCTCCCTTCATCACGAACAGTGAAAGGGCCATTGGGATTTCAAATGAAAGAGAAAACAGCGGAGAACCCACAAACCGACGAAGCGAAAAAATGGGAGGGGTGGGGTTCATCCCTCAAACCTGCCCATGAGCCTATCGTGGTCGCCCGCAAGCCCCTTATCGGCACTATCGTTGAGAATGTGCTTGAGCATGGCACAGGCGGTTTGAACATTGACGGTTGCCGAATAGCCACCAACGAGAAATTATCCATTGGTAGCAACAACAGGGAGAATGCCGTTGTCAATTTTGGCATGAAAGACAACAAAGAAGCACAGAATCAACACGCTTTAGGGAGATTCCCCGCCAATTTCATTCACGATGGCTCGGATGAAGTCGTGAACCTGTTCCCTCAATCCAATGGTGGTGCGTTCCCAAAGAAGTCCAATGTGGCTATGGGTGAACATTACGAAGGGGGATGGGGGAATGTGGACAACGGGGTTCGCACCGAGATGGGAAATGGTTCAGCCGCCCGATTCTTTTACTGCGCTAAAGCGAGCAAAGCGGAAAAGGACTTTGGTTTGGAAGACAAAGAACCGCAACTTGTTGCGTGGAGCAATCAAGCAAAAGCCGAATTGAAGCGTGGGAGTGAGGATTTCAAGCACGAAAACGACGAAGCGAAGCCTTCGTCTTTACACAACAAAGTTGAATACCGAAAAAACATACACCCAACGGTTAAGCCCGTTAATTTGATGAAATACCTATGCCGACTCGTCACGCCTCCCAACGGAGTCGTCTTAGATCCGTTCATGGGGAGTGGAACTACTGGTATTGCGGCGAATGTGGAGGGCTTCAATTTCATTGGCATTGAGCGTGAAGAAGAATACATCGGCATCGCTCGCCATCGGATTTCACATTGGGTTGAAATAGAGGAACAAAAAGTGCGTGTCCTTCGGGCGCAAAGGTCGCTCTTTGAATGGTGAGTATTATGACACGAAGCACCCACATGTTCCGACATTTTCCCCGTGAGGTGGATATGCGAAAGCGGAAAGTGGTGCATAACATGGACGAACTGCAACGCTATGTCGCCGCCACGAACGGTGCTGACAACCTCACCACTACGGTCTATGGTTTCCGTCAATTAAAGACGAAAGGGAACCGTGGTGAATACAACACGGCTGTGATCCCACACTTCGTCATTGACATGGACTATGAACGAGCCATGAAAGAGAGTGTATCAGCCGCCCAAGCGGGCGACAGGTGCTTCAAAGAAGTCTATGCGCTTCATCAGCACCTTGTGTCAAACGACTGGCGGCACGCTATGTGGTTCACCGGAGGCGGTGTTCATATTTGGGTCAGCCTTGACAAAACATACGAACCGACTTCAATTGAACTCGGTGACTTCTTGCTCACTGGTCGTAAAATGATTGACGGCTGGGTTAAGAAGTGGGACTTGTCCACTCTCGATCCAGTGGTTTCATTCCGACCCGACAGGCACATTCGCATTCCTAACACATACAATTTCAAACGGGGGCTATGGGGTATGCCGCTGACAACCGAAGACCTTGAAGCAGGTTGGCCGTCAGTCATAGCCAAAGCCGACGAGCCTCATGGGGGCATGAAGCCATACGGCACGAAAGGTATGGTTATCAAGACCAAGAAGCGAGATCCCGATGCACCATTTGAGGCTGACCCTGTGGATGTGGACATGAAGAAGGTCGGCAACCTCACTATCCTCCCCTGCTTGGCGTCAGCCGCCTGTGAAAAGGGGAGCAACCCTACTCACGAAGCGAGAGTGTATCTTGCCATGTATTTGCAGGACAGGCTACGCTCCTTCGCAAGACCCCCTCGTTCATCGCCAACCACCAACCGTAGCATCAAAGACACCATCGTGTCGTTCATTCGGGACTTGGATTGGTCGGACTACAAAGAGGACATCACCGTATCATACATCAACCATAATGTGGATCGCTACTACAAATCACCATCGTGCCGAACCCTTCACCAAAAGGGGTATTGTATCGGTCGTTGCCCGTTCTATGACAGGAGTGGCGGAGTATGAATTATCCAATTAGAAAATCAATTTTTCAATTGGAAAATGTCAAAACAGAATCCAATTGGAAATACGAAAATGGAGAGGAATGAGATGCGATTAACAACAAGGCTATGTGCCGACAGAAAATGTAAAAACTTAGCAAGAGCCGGATTCCGCAAGTGCCCATCGTGCATAAGCGGAAAGGTGATTAAAGATCTAACTGGGGAAGAGGAATGAAGCCGGAGTGGAATTGGATGAGCGACGAAAAAGACATTGAAAAAATACGAGCAAAAAAAGTGGCCGAGATGCAAGCAAAAGTGAAAGGCATGGAGAAGGATTTTGAAGAAGTCCAAGCCATGCAAAACCAATTCACTTGGAAGGACTTCGGGTTTGAAGAACCCGACTGGGGATTCCGTTTGAGTGAAACTATGGAGGGTGCCTTTGAAGTATGCCAACAAGGCCAAATAGTCGCTATGACGGCAGACCCAAAATGGGCCTTACTCGTCACCGACCTGCTCAACCGGGCACGGCTGGAAGAACTAATCATGTCAAAGCAAAATACAGGTGCCGAGGGTGCGCCAAAGGAGTGAAAACCGTGCATCCAATACACCGTCTTTGCCACCGCTGTTTCACTGCACTGCGAAAGCGACATCCCGAAGTATTGAAAGGTGATTGAATGGTTGAAAAAATCCTATACATTGACAATCGTGAACGATCTGGCCTTGAAGAAGCCGTCAAAAAACAAGCCGATAAGGCAAAAATCAAGTGGGAACTTAACCAAAACTTGATCACGGACTACTGCTACGGTCAAATCGGCATTGAGGCTAAG